GTGTTGTAGTTGAACGACCCCTGGGTGTACCGCTTGGCCTTGAACAGCTGGGGCTCCCGCGGCGCGTTGGGCTGCGCGGTGCACGCCCCCGAGGAGCAGTCGATGCAGCCCGTCACCGCCGAGCACGCGGGGACGACACTGCCGTTCAGGTACGCGCCCGAGTCGCCGCCGGTCTGTTTGCGCCCGTTGCACACCTCGTTGTTGGCGCACCACGCGTACGAAGCGCACGTGTTGTTCACGATGCCGTGCTGCGCCATGAGTTCCGCCGCCGCCGCGGGGATACCGCCGTTGCACCCGTCGGTGTTGCCGAAGTTCACCGACGCACCCTTCAACGAGCTGTTGTCGCTCACGCAGCCGATAACGTTGGTGGCGGACAGGTTGGGGTTGGCGCCCTGCGTGAAGATGGCCCACCGGTCGGAGAACACGCTCGCGGAGGCCACGGCCCAGCAGGAGCCGCACGCCAGCTGGTTGGGCGGCGGCACGATGTACGGCCCCAGGCTAGGGTCGCGCAGCCCCCAGTTCTTGCTGTCCGCCACGTTCTGCGCGTCGCCCCAGTTGAAGTACTGCGGCAGCACGGCGCTGGTGGCGGTGAACTTGAGCTTGGAGCGCGACGCCTCGGGGGCGATAATGGTGGGGTTGCAGTTCATGGGCGGGAAGTACGTCAGCCCGATCTGCGGCTTCATGTTGCTGAAGGCGGGCGCGCTCATGTTCCGGAACTTGCCGGGGTTCTTGCGCGCAGCCATGGAGTACAGCTCCGCCACCGACAGCGCGCTCTGGAACTGCGGCTTCACCACGCTCGACGCCATCGGGCTCTGCGCCGCCGTCATCATCATTTTGGACTGCCGCGAGTTGTGCCGCCGTTCGTTCGATGTCGCGTCGCTGTAGTACTTCATCGTCTTTTCTCTTTTTATTCTTAAGCACACAAATTAATTACCGCTCATCCCTTCTCCCACCAACATCTAGGTTGAGTTTAATCTATTTACTTGCACTACCAACACGCCACCTACCCACGCCACCTACCAACACGCCACCTACCAACACGCCACTACCACACGCCACTACCTGAACACGCGCGCCACTACCAGCACGCACGCGCCTACGGGGCGTTGTACAGCTTGGAGACGTGGTTCCAAATGTACGAGTTGTACTGCGGCGACAGGCCCGTCAGCCCGATCTCCTCCGCGTTCACGGGCAGGTAGCTCAGCTGCAGCGACTTGTTGTAGTTGGCGCTCTGCTCCGACGACCAGCCGTAGTAGCCGCTGCCCGGGTCGTACCCGATCCACGGCGGCTTCACCCACGTCGCCACCTGCCCCTCCACCGTCGGCGCGCCCGCCGCGGAGTACACGTTGCCCGCCGAGAACGGGTCCTGCAGCGTGAACCACCCCGCGCCGTACACCGACTTCCAGATCTCAAACGTGTTGTCCGTCATCGCCGTCGAAATCAGGTTGCCCGGCACCACCAGCTTCAAGTTCACCACCTCCACGTCCATCGTCAGCCCCTTGTTGCCGCACCAGTGCTGGATGCGACACACGCTGTCGTACCCCAGCGCCGTGCACAGGCTCGACATCCAGTGGTCAATCTCCAGGTTCGCGCTGTCGCACTGGGGCAGCGCCAACAGGTCCGCCGGGAAGTACGCGCCGCCGCTCGTGTCCGTGTCCTGCCAGTACATGCCCTTGTCCAGCGCGCCCGCCTGGATCGTGGCCAGCGACGGCGCCGCGCCCGCACCCACGACGCCGCCCCCCCACTGCCGCGCGTCGTTCAGCACAACCGACGGCCCGTCCGACTTGAAGCCGAACAGCCGCGAGTACTTCATCAGAATCGGGTGCGCCACCGGCTTGCTGATCAGGTCCATCACGTCGTCCACCGCCCCCTCCCACGAGTTCACCGCCCCCCTCGGCGCCGCCCGGTTCGCGATCAAAAAATCCACGTAGTTAAACGTGCCGCCGCCCTTGGCGCGCAGCTCCTCCTCCGAAATCGCCCACGCGTTCAGGAACATCGTGTCCAGCGTGAAGCTGCGCGTCATGCTCGCCATGTTGTACAGCTGGTACTTCACCGGCATCAGCAGCGCGAACATGTTCAGCTGCGGCATGCCCGCCGGCAGCCCCTTGCCGTCCACGTTCGCCACAAACGCGCCACTACCAAACGGCAGCGGGAACGGGTAGTTCGCCACGTGCCCCTGGTCCGCCGGCATGGTGCCCACCCACTGCTTCGCCGCCGCGTCGTAGTACCGGGCGTCCGCCGGCTGGAACGACATGACGACGCCGGAAAACACGCCGTCGGCGCAGAACGACTCGTCGTACATGACGTGGTACTGGCTGGCGCCCACCGCCGCCATGATCTGCGCGCGCTGCGCCTTCGTCAAAATTAGCGAGCCGTACAAGCCGCACACCGTGCACTGCTCCGGCGACGGCTGGCTCAGCACGCCCGCGCCGTCCACCGTCATGCCGTCGAACCCCGTGCGCTGCCACTCCTCCCAGTAGCTCTGCTGCAGCGCGCCCACCATGGTCCGCGCCACCACCTCATCCATCGCGCGCCGCACCACGTCCAGCCCCGAGTACCCCACGATGTGCGACCCCAGACGCAGGAACACGCCGCTGCCCTGCGCGCAGTCAAAGTACGCGCCGTCCGGGAACGGGCACCACGTGCTGCACACCTCCACGTACTGCGCCCGCTTCCACGCCTCCAGGTCCGTGTCGTTCACGCTCGCGTACGCGTTGTAGTTGTCCAGGTGGAAGTTCGTCGACGGCTGGTCGAACGAGCTGTGCGCGATGCCGCCCGCCCGCGTGAGCAGCTGCCGCCCCCGGTACAGGATGCCGCTAGGCGTCTCGCTCGCCGTCGTGCCCACCAGCGCGTCGTACCCGATCAACTTCTTGCCGTCGATCTCGTTCACCGCCTCGGGCGTGCCCGTGATGCAGTGCGTGCGCGTCGTGAAGTCCGTCCACTTCGACCCCGGCCCGAACGGCCGGCCCGCCTTCCAGAAACTGCTGCGCACGAACTGCACCGGCGACGGCATCGCGTCCACGTTGCGGTACCCCGACTCCACCGCCCACCCGTCCTTGTACCACGCGTGCAGACTGCAGAAGAACGTCTTCAGCGCCGTCGACGACATGCCGCGCCACCGCGCCTGCGGCACCAGCGGGTACACCAAGCTCAGGTACAGCCGCAGCTTGTCGTCGCCGCTCAACACCCGCCTCTTCTCGCCGCCCCCCACCGGGAACTGCATCACCAGCACCGCAATCAGCAGCCCCAGCGACACCAACAGCAACACCGGCACCGTGTACATCACCCCCTTGTTCTTCGTGCCGCTCGCCAGCACAAACACGTACAGCAACGCGAAAAAGCCGGTGCACGCGCCAAACGTGTACAGCGAGTCGGTGCTGTGCATGAACTTCTTCTTGGCCGCCACCCCCGGCGCCTGCTCGAACCGCAGACCCTGCCGCAGCATGATGCGGTTGGCCAGCGGCGCGTCGAACCGCCACGGCACCGCCTTGCTGCCCAGCATCCACCGCGTCAGGCACGCGCCCAGCGCCTTGTTCGCCGAGCAGTCCTGGCTGCCGTCCTGCCGCCCCTGCATGTACCGCGTCGCGCCCGGAAAGCCCACCACACCCGTGTCGAACGAGTCCGTGGCGAACGGGTAGTACTTGTACCCCACCGGCGCCAGCGTCTGCGCGCAGCAGTTCGGCCCCGAGCACGTGTACGGCGGCGTCGCGTCGTAGCACGCCGAGTCGTTGCCCAGGTTCTGGATGGGGTTCACCGTCGCCGTCGCCATGGGCCGCGGCACCAGGCCGTCCAGCACCTGCTCGTCGCACATGCCCGGCGCCGTCTGCACCCCCTCCGCGTTCTTCGGCCACGTGTCCAGCGCCGTGCGCGTCGCGTTCAGCATCACCGGCATCTTCGGCAGCGCCACCTTCACGCCCTCACCGCTCTCGCCCGTGTACGCCAGCCCGCCGCCGGACCACGTGCCCGACAACACGTCGAAGCCGAAGAACGACTTGCCCGTCAACAAGTTGTCGTTCTCCACCCACGCATCCCCGCGCGTACGCACCGGCAGCAGCTTGGCCGACGGGAACCACGGCTCGCGCTCGCCCGACAGCGACGCGAACCTCGACGGGTTCAGCGGGTCCACCGTGAACGCGTACATCTTCGCGTACAGCCGCAACATGTCCACCCAGAACGCCTGGTCGCCCGCGCCGTTGCCCAGGTTGCCCGGCGTCAGCACGCGGAAGTCGGCGAACTCGGAGCACAGGTCGCTGCTCACGTTGGGCATCTGCGTGCGGATGGCGAACACGGGGCACTGCGTGCTCGCCAGGTTGGTGGCGCGACCCGTGGGGAAGCCGCCCTGCCCCACGGCGCGCACCGCCCGCTGCGTCGCCGCGTCCACCACGTGGCTGTACCGCAGCGGGTTGCCCGAGTACTTGGACAGACGCGGGTCCACCAGCGACGCCCCCCAGATGCTGTGGTGCACGATGTCGAAGTTGCCCGTCAGCATCGCCTGCATCAAGTCGTCCGAGTCGTTGGTCACGCCCGGCGACGTGTCCACGTACCCGCCGAACCGCTGCGACCAGAAGATGTTGTAGCGCCACCGCTGCTGGATGTAGTTCGTGTCCCACGCGCCCAGGTACCGGTACATCTCCCGCAAGGCCGTGTACATCACCGCACTGGTGCGCGCCGGCGCGTCGGCCATCACCGGCAGCGACTGGTCCAGCGGCATGCGGTACTTGGTCTCGCCCCTGTCCGCGTACTCCTCCACCAGCACCGCGTACCGCCGCCCCTCAAAGAAGCCGCTGCCCTCAAACGGCTTGTCCCACGACGACCAGAACACGGCCGGCGTGTCCACGCCCACCCACGGCGCGCCGATGCCGCCGAAGCCGCCCATGAGGAAGCACGAGTAGCAGATGAGCAGCGGCGTCCACCCGATCTGCCGCCACGTGTACTCGCCCGCCACGGAGCGCACCACCACCCACGGCGTCACATTCACCTCCTTGGTGGCGAACACCGTCGTCGCGCCGCGCTTCAGCCGCGTCAGCTCGTGGGTCATGGTGGCGCACCAGATGGCCTCGTCGCTCACGCCCGGCGCCTTGCACTGCAGGATGATGTCCCAGTGACTGGTGCCGACGATGCTGCGCGCGGGGATGTCCAGGAAGGTGCCCGTGCCGGGGAAGGGGCCCTGCGAGTAGATGCCCATGGGGTACGGGTTCCACCCCCACGACGTCACCTCCATCTTGCTGCCCAGCACGCTCGCCCAGTAGTCCCTGTCGCGGCACACGGTGCGCACCGTCCGCGACGCGCCGCTGGCCGTCGTGTACGTCAAGCTTGCGTCTTGCTGCGGCGCGTTGTTCAGCCGCGCGGCGTAGTACTCCTTTTGGTTGGCGGCGTTGTAGTCCCAGCACAGGCTGGTGATGGACGACTGCACGATGGTGCCCGCCTGGTAGAACGTGTTCTTGCTCCACTTGGCCACCACCGACGAGTCGAGGCACACCGGCAGCGGACTGACGCCCCACCCCGGGTTGAACGTGTACCAGAAGTGCAGTCCGTCGGTGTAGTACGCCGTGATCTGTGCCAGCGTCATGTTTCGCCACGCCGCCGCGTCGGACAGCGGGTACAGGTGGCTCAGGTAGTGCACCAGCATGGCGTGCTTCTCCTCGGCCGTGCTCGCCAGCTCCTCAAAGTACTCGGGCGGCGCAGCGAAGTCGTACAGCCGCGCCGCGCCGCCCGTGACGCCAGACACCTTGTAGTTGTCCCCGTACTTTTGCAGGCGGTACGCCCGTTTGCGACGCGCGCGCCTCTCGCGTTCTTCCATACTTGTACTCATCATCATCGCTTTTTTAATTTCTTTTATGCTAACAAAATAAAACAAAACGCAAAAAGTACGACGCATTGATTGTGTGGGTTTATTCAGAGGAGGCGGGCGTGGTATTAACGCCGGGGCGGGCGTGGTATTAACGCCGGTACGGGCGTGGTATTAACGCCGGGGCGGGCGTGGTATTAACGCCGGGGCGTGGTATTAACGCCGGGGCGGGCGTGGTATTAACGCCGGGGCGGGCGTGGTAATAATGCCGGGGCGGGCGTGACGTACTCCATGATCATGAGGGCGAGGTCGTTGCTCAGCCGGCGGTAGAGAAAGGTGAAGGCGGGGATGAGTGTGTGGTTGAGCCTGTTGTAGCGCTCGGCGAGCAGCCGCATGTGTTCCATGTATTTGTTGACGCTGTGGCACACGGGCATGTTGTAGATGCGCGTGCAGTAGCACGTGTTGCCCGTGAGCCCCACGTAGTCGGCGAGTTGCGCGAGGAACTGCACGAGTTTGAGGTACACGGCGCCGTGGAAGTCGGGTTTGTGCCGGACCACAAAGTCGCGGTGGTTGTCGGCTAGTTGCATGAAAACGATGATGGTGGCGCACTGCCGGCTGCACGTGGTGCTGCGGAACAGGGGGTGGGTCTTGTTGAGCAGCGCCCGCGCGTCGTACACCAGTTTTTCCTCCCGCGCCCTGTACTCGGCATCCCGCGCCACGCCCTTTACAGCAGCATCCCGATAGGAAAAAAACATTGCTATTATATATATACTCAACTGGAATTCAATAACTATTATTATCACTGTAATAACGCATTATATGCCGTAAGTTTACGATCTGCGTTTTGAGCGTCTCGATATGCAGTCTGTAGACTGTTTTTAAATTTGTCCAATTTAGCTAATAAATCCCTGTGAAGCATTTGTCCATTTACAGCTTTAAAAATACCTTTAAAGGAATCAATTCCCGTTAATATTTGACTGTTTATATCGTCTAGGTTTTCACTTCGATTGTGGGCCTGTGCCTTCTCAATAAGTAACTGTTTAACAATTTTAAAATCAATTTCATCTAATATTTTAAAATCATCTTCTAAATATTTATGGATATTTACTTGGGGTCGTTTTGGAATTTCGTCAAAAGTGTCTTGGATTTTAACCATGAGTGCCAAAAAATTGTCAAACGTGAACTTATTTGTTCCATCACAGATTGCAACATTTAACTCCTCTTCAACTAATTTCAGCTTTTTGAGACCACTTATAAGGCCCTGATTGCTTACCAAATTTTCTTGTATTTGTCTCAGGTATTCTATATATTTTTGTAGTTCACTGTCATTTGAGTTTGAGGCGTCATTTGGGGCAGTCAGTATCAATATTCTAGCGGTAAGCATTTTAGCAGACTTGTTATATTCAACAGTACGTGCAATACATGTTGATTGAATTTGTGCTGATTTTGCGTTTTTTTCTTCATCCTGTCGACGGAACTCTACCAAAGCTTGACGTTGACTTAAATTTTCCTCCCCTTCTTCGCCTTCCACTGCCCGGGCGTCTTCTAGAATTTTGGTAGCTCTATTGAATGCGTCTTCGGCGGCGGCTGTTAATCGTTGTTGTTCTGCTTGTAATTCGATGTTTTGGGCTTCTGTTAAACGTTGCGTTTCCTGTGCGGTTTTTAGGTCTGTCTGTGTAGTATTTAATTTCGATTGAAGTTCTTTAACTGCCGTCAGTACACTTGAAAGGTCAGTTGTCGATAGTTCTGGACTCGTCAAACTTAATGTATTTAAATTAGTTATTAACTGTGTGATACTTGCTTGAGTGTCTGCTTGCTTTTGGTGTAATTGGTTTAACATATATGCGCCTAGTACCAATCCGCTAGTGCCTACTACCGCGCCAGCAATCCATGGTAACGCACTACTGTTTTTGCTGCTCTGACCAGTGTGCATGCCGCCACGCATGGCTTTGCGTGACCGACCCCTCGTTTTTGTTCTGGATCTCAACCGTGCTCCAGTAGTGGCACCATGACGTTTAGGCGATAGATGTCTCTTAGGCGATACATGCCGCTTAGGCAACACATGCCGCCTCATCGGCGCCCGCCGAGATTTGGATTTCGACCGTGTCTGGTTTTTGCGGCGAGACTTCATTTACTATACACGCCACATAATATTTTTGGTATCATGTATTTACTTTTGGTACATGTATTGTACTTTTTGGTCCATGTAAGAAATGCTATCTCCTACATAGTATCGAGTATTGTACTTTAAGTTTCAAACTGCGCCGATGCGTGCCAGCACCTCCAGCACTGGCCATGTACTTCTCCTCCGCACCCTGTACTCGGCGTCCCGCGCCACGCCCTTGACAGCAGCTTCCCGATAGGAAAAAAACATTGCTATACTTTACTACATTTTATTTTTTTAACTGTAATTGTAAATCGTACATCTGTTCTAATTTTCGTATGTACTCCTTAATCTCAACGTTACACGTATTTAGGCTTGCGTCTTTAATTTCACCGAACTGATTTATAGATATTTTTTGTATATAAAACTTAAAAAATAAAAAATCGAGATCACTAATTGTTTTTTGTAAAGTTTTCCCGTGGTTGTCAAGTATAGATTTTACTGTCGTAATAAAATCTTCATCTCCACGTAGGTTTTTAATATAATTACATAAGTTTTCTTGTTTTGCTAAGAACTCCACTATTTTGTTTAGTGGTGTATATTTGTCGGTTAGTTTTTTGTGGTATACGTCCAACAAACCTAGATAAAGTACATTCAAATCGTTTTTAAACTGCTTTTGTTTCCGGGAGCTATTATCGCTTATTTGTGTGTCAATGAGGTTTCTTAATTCTATTATTTTGTCTTCGTAACCGTTTTTTAATGATGATAAATATAACTCGTCCTCGACTTGGGCACTGGCTTCGACTAGGGCTTGGGCTTCGGCTGGGGCTTGGGCTTGGGCTAGGGCTTGGGCTAGGGCTTGGGCTTGTGCTTGGGCTCGGGCTTGGGCTTCGGCTCGAACTTCGACTAGGGTTCGGGCTTGGGCTTCGGCATGGGCTTCGGCTTCGGCTTCGGCTCGTCTTTGGGCTTGTGCTTGGTTTTTCCTCGTTGATTCGAGTGTTTTTTTTTCACTTTCGTGTTGTAATTGTTGGGCTTGTAATTCATTGGCATGACGTGTGTTTTGGAATCCCAAAGTCTTCCGGACGTCATTGGCGTCTTCGCGGGCCGCTTTGGCTTCGACTTTGGCTAGCGCTAGGGCGGCATTAGCTGCTTCTACTGCCGCTCTGGCCTCCTCCGATAATTGTTGTTGTCCACCAAGATCATTTTGCGCTTCTACGTGTAAACGTTTAGATTCTGTTAGCTCGCTTGTTTTTGCATCAAGTTTTTGTTGTAATTCGTGTTTTTCCTTATCTGATAAAGCAGACGCTGCACGTACCGCGACAGTTGCTACTCTTACAGCAGTTTCTGACTCCTGTAGCTTTTTAGCTGCATCTCGTGCCGCTTCACGTGTTGCTTGTTCTGTTTTGGCTATTTTTTGGTTAAGAGCGGCTACTTGTTTTTGTAATTCTATCAGTCCAGGTTGGCTGCTTAAGCTGGCTACTTCTTCTGTCTTCTTTTGAAGTTCTGTTGTCTTCGCTTTAAGTTGTGTTTGAAGTTGTTGTATATAACGCGCGCCGAATAGCAATCCGCCAGCACCCACTAACGCCGCGCCTGCAATCCATGGTAACATACTACTGTTTTTGGGGCTACCAGAACCCGCGCCGCCACGCATGGCTTTGCGCGACCGACCCCTCGTTTTTGTTTTTGTTCTGGATCTCAACCGTGCTCGACTGGTGACACCATGCCGCTTAGGCGATTGATGCCGCCTCATCGGCGCCCGCCGAGATTTGGATTTCGAACGTGTCTGGTTTTTGCGGCGAGGCTTCATTTACTTTACTTTATACGCTACATAATATGGTACATGTAAGAAATGCTATCTCCTACCTAGTTTCTTGGATGTGGTTGTTGCGAGCATTGTTAAGAGCATGGTTGCGAGCATGGTTGCGAGCAAAGGCGTCGAACATGGTAATGGTTTGGAACTGCGCCGATGCGTGCCAGCACTTCCAGCACATGGCCATGTACTTCTCCTCCGCGCCCACGTCGACGCCGCCGCCCCCGTCGCGGATGATGCGGTCGTCGCAGAACTTGGCGGTCATAATGGCCTTGCGCTCGCAAAACTTGCACGGCGACCGCACCTCCTCCACCGTGTCCGCCAGCTCCATCAGCCGCTTCGACCCCGCGAACAGCACGCCCCTGTAGTCCGTGCGCAGCCCGTAGCAAAACACGTTAACCTCGATCGACAGCTCGCGCAGCTGCTCCACGTGCGCCGCCGTCAGGAACTGCGCCTCGTCCACGAAAACAGCAGACACGTTCGGCCTCACCGCCATCATCAGCATCACTCTAGCGTGCACGTCCGAGTCTTCCAGCGCGACAATGTCCGGCGCGCGCGTCATGCCCAAGCGGGACTGAATGCACGCGTTCCGGGTGTCGACGCCCGGCTTGATGACGACCACGGCTTTGCCCTTGGACTCCATGTTGTGCACCATCATCAGCAGCTCCGCCGTCTTCGCCGAGTTCATGACGCCGTACCGGAAGTTGAGCTTGGGCATTTCAACGAGTTTAGAATTATGGGTTGTGGTGTTAGCAGTCGTACCATGTTTTTTTTGACATTTATACATATTTGGAGGTACTCGCTTTTTGGAAGATGCGTGGTTAAAGAAACCAAAAGCCTTTGCCTGCGGGGTCTTCTTTCCACGGCGGGTAAATTGTTTCCAAGTCATGTTCGCTAATAATTCGCGTTGGTCGAATATCATACAAAAGTTGCAACGGCGGCGAGACGGGTTGATGCGGCAGCGGGCGAAATTGCGCCTTGGTGCGATGGACCACGCCTTCCCGAGGATGACTGACGTAGTAAATGGCCAACGATTTACGCCCCGTGTCCGGTGGACACGTGATCGGTGTCGGCAGACCGTGGTACGAAATGTCCGACGTTTGAAACAGCACGGCGCGGTTGAAAGCCGGCATAATTGTTTCGCAGCAACGTGTAAACGCCGCGTCCCATAATTCGAGTCCTCCGTTGTACGCGTCATCCCAGTGCTCGTTCAAATATAAAATCAAGTTGACTCGACGCTCCTTTTTGGAAAGCGGGTGAATGCTGTAGTCCAAGTGCATGTCCAGTTTGCCGCCGCGCTCGTGGTAGTGAAGGCCCGCGCCGTGCAAATGCGGGTCGTTTTCCAGGTCGGGTATTCCCGTGATGCTTTTAAACAAGTCCACTACCGCGGGAGACTGCAGGAAGTTGAAGAACGACTCGAACACGGGGACGCCGCCAAAAGCGTTCAGCGCATATTTCTTTTCGAGCGGGTTGTCGTACTTGTGCCAGTTCGCATCCTGCACCCGCGGGAAACTGTGGGTGAGCTCCAGCGCCTGTTCGAAATCCACAAAAGGCTCTAGCACCACAAAAGGGAACGGCGTCGCATTTTCATACCGAAGTTTTAAAACGTCCAGTTCGTTGGTCCAGTCTCCTAGAATCACGTGCATTTATATTATACGTGGAGACTTTCTTTTATCTACAAAAAGAAACAAGTGATGATAAATAAAGTGCCTATAACCGTTCATCCGCAACAAATGTCCACCGTAAAACACTGTCAATTGTCGGTCTGCACTGCCATCAACACTATGACGACGAAGAGGGCCGCAAACGCGAGTCCCGTAACAGTGACGGCGGCGACGAACATGGAATGCGGCATGCGGGCGGGTCGTGCGGCTATTGCACACTGTCGCTCAACCAGACGCGGTCGCTCAACCAGACGCGGTCGCTCAACCAGACGCGGTCGCTCAACCAGACGCGGTCGCTCTTGCTTTGCGGTCACAAACACGCGGCTGCCGGTCCGACGGTGCGCGTCCGTGTCCATGCCCCCATCTACAAAGTAGCGCACGTACGGACTGATCATGAGGGTGAACCCGTTGGACCGGATCCTGTTCAAATACTCAAAGTCTTCGAACTGACTCGACATAAACTTCAGACCCGCTTGGAAAATTGTGGTTCTGATGACGAAGCTGATCCCAACTTGTTTGCGAACGATATCGCGCGCGTCTAGTTTGGGACGAATACGTCGTTTCAGCGTGTCGTACATTCTAAAGATCAGCACATCCACTGACGGATGCTCTCCTATTTCACGCTCGAACGTCTCGACAAAGTCCGGGGAAATAACGTCGTCGTCATCAACAAACGCTATCCACTCGGTCTCTACGTGCTGCATCCCCTTGTTCCGTACATTACCGGCGCTGTTTTTCCCCTGTCCCTCCTTTTCAATTTCGAGCAGTCGTACCTGCGGCGTGGCGACCATGTCCGCTGGTGCTTTTATTCCGTCGAACACAATTATCGCCTTCCAGTCCGGCACCGTCTGCGCTTCGAGCGACTCGATTGTTGCGGCTAGTGTTTGTCGACCGATCGTCGGAACGATGAACGTTACCATTGGTGTAAGCATTTTTTTTATTATGTTATTTTTTTTACCGGTGCCTACCCGTGGATCGACACGATCCAGCTAACAATGAGGATCACGTACAGGACCACCGGATTCACAATAACAAACATAATCAGGTCGATAAATACGTTGGGCGATTTGTGCACCGCGGTAATTAATACATTTAGTGCATCATGAGGCACACTTAGTGCATGGGGCGCACTTAGTGCATGAGGCACACGTACTGAATGATGCACGACCATTGCGTCTGGCTTCTCGGTTTGTTCTTGTGTTGGTACTACTATTATTTTTTCACGTTTATAGATACGTCAGAATCGACCGGTTGGACCGTCGCACGCGGTGTTCTGCCGCTATGCGTATTTTCCGCAGTCGTACAAGTTTCAAGTTTACGCACCGGTGTATCTCGGTAGCTGTCGTCTTCTCCCACGAGTTAGTGCCTGTGACTCGCGATAAAATTCTCAGCAACAGAAACGGCCTGTTCTGCCATTTTTTATTATCCCTATATAAATAAATAAAATCATGCTATCATCCGTTAGTGTGAATGGCAGGGATGTCATGCCGTCGATGAGCGTCAACAAAGCAGCTGTGAAGGCCGACACGTCACCTGTGAAAATCGCCGTGCTGGCGGGCCTCATCCCGGTGGCCACGTTATCGGTTGGCAGCATCGTGGGCAAGACCGTGGTGCTGCCGGACCAGCTGTCGGCCTCGTTTTCGTACATGACCACGGGACTGCTCGTGGCGCTCGTCTCCATTGAGTTGATGCCGGAAATTCTGACAGAGGCGAAAAAAAAAACGGAGCGGGGCGCGGCGGTAGGCGGGCTCACGCTTGGCGCCGCGGGTCTCGTTGCGTTGTTAGCGTACGTCGAGACGGAAAAGAAAAAAGAGATTCCAGTATCGGTACCTGTGCCCCCTGTCAAGCCGAAAGTCGAAGCGTTTCCGGTGGCCTCTGTTGTTTCGTGGCTGATCATTTTGTGGATGTATGGCTTGATCATCGGCGTGGGCCCGGAGATCGCGCTCGACAGCAAATCCGTCCAAACGCTTGCGCTGATCACCGCGTCCACCATCGCCATCGACACCTTTTTAATAGGCGTGGAGTCGTCCGAGGAAATCAAGCGACGAGGGAGACCGTGGTGGCAGTCGACGCTGGTATCGCTGGCGGGCGCGCTCCTGCTGCTAGGTGGCAGTTTTCTAGGCGGAAAGCTTGAGAATGCGCGAAAACACGGGGGGTCATCAGTCGGCTACTTTATCATTCTGGGCATAGCGCTCGCCGCCAGTCTTTCGCTGATCAGTCAGAGCCAGCGCGCCACCAAGGAGGTGGAGGAGCGCAACGCGGGGCAGACGTGGTGGTACCCCCCGATCTTCCTGTACGTCGGGTTCCTGGTCATACTACATATACAGTGGTATGCCAAACGACTGAAAAAATAAACAATGGTGCAATGTACTTTATTCGTATGTTTTTCTCCAACTTTGCCATGAGGCGTTCCATTCATTCCGCGCAGCCTTCGCCGCCTCCATCCGCGCCGCCCTTTCCACCGCGTCAATCCGCGCCGCCGTCTCCGCCTGTATTCGAGCAGCCTTTAACGCCTTCATCATCCGCGCAGCCTTCGCCCCCTTCTCCGCCACAACCCGCGCCATCTCCGCCTCAACCCGCGCCATCTCCGCCTCCATCCGCGCCTTCTCCGCCTCAACGCGCGCCGCCTTCTCCGCCTCCATCCGCGCCTCCATCCGCGCCTCCATCCGCGCCAACTTCTCCGCCTCCATCCGCGCCGCCTTCTCCGCCTCAACGCGCGCCGCCTTCTCCGCCTCGACCTGCGCCTTCTCCGCCTGCGCTGCGACGAACGTGGTTATTAGCTCCCGCGTCATTGTTGCGTTATCCGCCTCATCGAATATTCTGTCTACGCCGTCCCAAACGATGTTGGTGCATACGCATACCAACCCAAAGGCGTCGGCTTCGTAATTATTATACGGCTCAAGCTTTACCGTCACCGTCACGGCTTCCCCTGGCTGAATACATGCGCCGCTCATTCGTTCTAGATGATTCGGCGGAATTCTAACTCTAACGCAAGAGGTCGATAAGTCAGTCAGGAAATCAACAGACAACGGACGGATGAGAGGACGTAACTTTGCCTTTACTACCCGATCCGGCAACTTCGACCCGAAGATATCGGTACACTTATCTATTATAAACTGGACGAAACAATTCTCAATTGACGTCAGAAGTTCATGCACCAGCACATTGGCCACGATCAGGTCCAGATTCTTATACGCCGTCGGGTCAGTCTCGAATCCGGGAGCACTGCGCACCCCCCACGTGGTTTTCATGGGCGGCAGACAAACTCGCGGTACTTGGTTCGTCACCGCTTGTGTTAACCATAGTCGCACATCATTTCGTGGGTTTCGCGCACCACTGATATTAAACTTGACCGAGTTAACATACTCCTGCATAAGCGCCGAGGCGTGCTGCTGTTCCCTTGCAACATTTTTATGTGGCACGTCTATAATTTTGACGGTCTGCGTGGGCGCATGTACATGTTCGGGCATCGCCGCCGCTGCCTCGGCCCGTACGCGCGCCACTGCCTCCGCTGTTGCCTTGGCCGCTGCCTCCGCTGTTGCCTTGGCCTCTGCCTCCGCTGTTGCCTTTGTTGCTGCCTCCGCTGTTGCCTTGGCCTCTGCCTCCGCTGTTGCCTTTGTTGCTGCCTCCGCTGTTGCCTTGGCCGCTGCCTCCGCTGTTGCCTCGGCCGCTGCCTCAGCCCGTACGCGCGCGGCGGTCTCTGCCTCCACGCGCACCTGTTTACGTACTTGCTCCACGTTCGCCACCGCCTCCTTCTCCGTAAAGCTTGCGGCGATTCGGTCGTTGATTGCATCCTGACTTCGTTTGCTGGCAGCCGTTTCTGCGTCTTGTGCCTCAATGTGCCGGCGGTGCGCTATCTGGTACTGGTCAAACGCGGCTTCCTCGCCTTTTTGTGTCGCCATCCGCTGCTGTAGCGCTCTCTGGTGCTCTTCCATCGCCGCTTTCTCGGCGTCGCGTGTCGCCCTTAGCGTGTTGATCGCCTGTGACGCGGCGTGCTCAGCTGCGGCTACGCGGTCGTCCACCACCACCGCCGGTTCTTGTGTCAGTTGTGGTTGTGTGGACGACGTGGGTGGGTCACATCTTTTGCAAAACAATGGTCCGATATCGAACTCGCGCGACCCAGCCTTCACACAGTACTGGTGGGTCCTGAGCGCTCGAACGATGATCTTATAGCAGCACTCTCGCGACACGGTGTACGGCCCCGCCACATTTTCAGTGCACGCCACCGTCGAGCACTGCACGCGTAATTTCCAATCCTGTCGCGTTTGGCACGCTTTCAGCACGCGGTGATAGTTACTTTTCGGGGCCACCGCGCTACACGCTTTTTTTTTGTTGGGACCGTGTTGAAAATAAGATCCGGTGTAAATGAGCAACTCGTTACATATAATACATTTGTACTTCTCCGTATCCCTTGCATCTTCCGCCAAAACAAACAACCCGTCAGCGTCTACCACGAGATCAATTGTCGCGCTCATTTAACAAATGTCGCGCGTTTTTTTGCCGCGTTACCGACGGCTATACGCAACGACATTTTACTATTGGTAACATTAATTTGTAATTAATTTGTAATTAATTTGTAATTACATTACCAAAAATAACTATATATCCAAACACCAGTCTCGTCCCATTCACACTTTCACTTTGTTGACATGAGCGTCCAGAGCAACGCGGCGACGGCACTGAGCGCACGCGGCCAGCGGTACGACCAACTCCGTGCACACCGCAACAGCGCCGTACGTGTTGCGGCATTCCAAAAATTATGTAAAATCAAAGCGCGCAAGTACCGCGCCATGGGGCTAGCGACGCTACGGGACCAGCCGGAGCGACTCGTCAACACCATTTTCGACGAGATCAACAACAACTATGGTAGCATGATGTGCGTCATGTCCGACTCCGTTCATAAGTTTAAAACACCGGAGGACCTACTTCGACGAGCACTCACGGTACAACAAACACGGGAAGATGCCACCGTTACCGTTGAGCTCGGTGAGTTCGTACTCGAAATGCTAGAAGACTGGACCCGCCTGATGGAACGATCCAAACACCTGTTGCGCACCACCGAGAAATGTGTGCATTTCCAACAGCAGTTCAAGGCTTGGGCCCAGTCCCTCTTCAAGTACACGCGTGGCTGCCACCGCCTGCGCTTCATCGCGGCGTGTCGCAGAAAAGCCGACGTTGCAAGTAGCCGACCAGACGTCGATTTTGATATCCATTACTACCAATAATATTACGTAAATATATCGTATTTATTCGTTACCCGCTTTATTAAATCTATCAAAATGCACAACCCACGTGCAGAACAAAAAACAAGACCTAAAACTATAAAGTAAGGGTAAAAACAACTAGATTTAGTTAGATTTAGGTCTTAGTTCACTTCACCATGCGCGCGTCCAACATGTTTGTTAACGCATGTCCACCGGGCTATTGAACCTGTCTTCGTCCATGAGATATTTGCATGTTTTAAACATGGCCAAGCTGGCAGACCTACTGCGCCGCCTCCATAGAATGGAGATTGCGCAGCAGGATATTTCGGGCTGCATTCACGTCGCGATCCAACGATGCACCACATGTACAACGAAAACGCTCCGACGAGCCCAACTTTGAGTTGACATTTCCACACAGACCACACGTTTTACTCGTGTACGCCTCGCTACAGATCAACACACTACACTCGGGTGTTCGCGCCGCCTTTTGCAACAACCGAGTTCGAAAGCTGTAATGCGACAATGTCTGCATCAGCCGGACAGTACCACGACCAATTTGACGCTTTTTCCCGTTTGGACGCTTTTTCTTAGACATCTGCTGACTACGAAAATCTGGAAGAACAATCACCGAAAAACTTTTAACCAAGTAGTTTGTGATTTTGCAGTGCATGTCCAGCACAAAGTGCTTTATCCGATTACGAGCTCGTTGCGCGGCTTTTTTCATGCGATACTTCTTCTGACGCTGTTTTCTTGGTAATGCTTTTGTACGCGCCACCAATGTTTGAACACGCCGTTTCAAAAACGCAAGACGTCCAGTATCGTGTTTGGTACCAAGGTGCGCAATCCATCCGTCCGGAGAATACGCTGTCAGAAACTTTCTCACACCAGGATCGAGTGCTACCACGGATTGTCGAGGGGTGCTGGAAGCGTGGAGTTCACTCGGAGTCTCCTGGATCGCAATGTGGAAGTAAAAGTGACCCATCGCGTCCACAGATAAACGGTTGTCGCACTGAGGCTTTCCCCTTGGAATAAGAGGCGGGATTTTTGAGCACCGGATCGGTAGCTTTTCCATGTACGAGGGATAAAACAATAGAGCCGATTCCAAGATCTTTGCAGCTGTCTTCTCGATGGTAATGGCCGCCATTTTGTCGTTTGTTCTCTTGTAATGGAGTTCAAAGTGGTGTTTCGGATTCTTCTTCCATTTTGCCATATTGCTCTTCAGCGCTCCTACGGCATCCATAACGGCGTAGGACATAATGTGCACAGGGACATCTTCAAACAACCGCAAGTGTTTTCTCGTTCTAGAGACAACGTTTCACAGACTTATGGCGGACCACTGGCGCCGGACCTTCTTGTCCTGCGTTTTTCGCCTCTGGTTCGCCGTGTGGCGCTGGTTGATCGCAAACACCGCTTGGTTGTAGGACCAGCGACTGGCCTCCATCCACCGTTTCAACTGTGTTGCCTGTGCTGCCGTCGGGAAAAGCCGGATCTTCCTCTGTAGTGTTTCTACTTTTTTTTCCTCGTTGTCCTCGTTGTCCTCTTCCTTCTTCGTTTTTTTCTTCTTTGTCGGAGTTGGCTTGGACAACGCGCTTGTACCGTCGCAGGCCGTTGAATCTACAACTGAACACGTGTACGATGGCCATGAGGTCCTCTGAGAACTCGTGTTGAAGGTCTTGCTTTCCGTTTTGAACCAAGAGTGTCGCGCCCCCTTGGGTGAGGATCCACTCAACGAGGTCAAAGGCGAATCGACATAGTCTGTCTCGGTGGGCCACAACAACTTGGCGTACTCGGCCTCTTTGTGCTTCGCCCAAAAGGGTTCGCAACCCTTTCCTTTTGAAGTTAATGCCTGATCCGACGTCTGTGATGACTCTGTGCCCTGGAAATTGTGCACGCATATGTTCCACTTGTCGTTCGAGGTCATCGGACTGTTTGGTGGAGGAAACCCTACAGTAGACGACGTCGTACCGCGTGTTGCTCGTTTCCGGGTTGTTTTTGGCTTTTTCAAGGAAGTCCGCGAGGTTGTACTTCCTATGTCCGCCACATGTTCTAATGGCTTGAATTTTGCCTTGCGCTTCCCAGTTGCGGAGGGAGGAGAGGCTGACTCCGAGTTGCTTGGAAACTTTGGAACCTGAGACATAAATATCCTGCATAAAAGGGTTGGTAGTGTTTGGTTGTAAAGTAAATGAATGACAAAATAAAAGCAGTATAAAAATGCACAAAATATATTTTATTGGTTTTGATGGTTGTATGTTTTACGCAGTACTGTTATGTTTTGTGAGAAAACAATGCAACAGCTATCAGCCCCACCATCAGCTTGGAAGTAGATTACACACACCACCAACCACCGCACACACACCACCTATTCCTACCACAGCCGCGCGCAAACAATACACGCACACTCGGGATGCACGCGGCAACTCCCGAACCAACGCTTGAACGAAAAAGGTAATGGTTCTTCGTACGCGCAACACGACGCGGCGGTCTGACCCACCGCATACAGGAGCTCGCGTAACTCGTCGTACCGATCTACCAAGTCCGCGTGCTGTTGTGCTTGCTGCGCAGCCATCTCACGTATTTGTCGCGTCACAACGTGGTGGTAATTTTGCGTTATCAAATAATGGTGCAGCTCCGTCTCCTGCTGACGCTTAACCTTCTGCGTGTGGAGCCCCTCCTCGATATCTTCCATCGTGGCCGCGTGCCGCTCTACTTCCAACTTCACATCGTCCCCCATTCACTTTTTGTTTTCTTTATTTGGAATAAAGAACAAAAACAAATGGTCAAGATTTTTAATAACGCACAACAATCATCATCATCATTACTTAACACTTTTCCTTTTGACTTGACGCGATGAACCCGGTAACCTACACCACCGTGAACTACAACACCACCGTCAACCACAACTACAACGCAGCCGCGTTCCTGAAGGAAGAACGCCTCGCCTGCTCCGCGCGTTTGGTGTCGTTGCATGTACAACTACAGGATGCACTAGCCACATTAGAGCAGGAGTTCCGCGCGGTTCTACAAAACAAATGGGAGATTTACGCACAACAAGACCTGCAACACCACACCGCGATGTGTCGTGTCGACGCCAAGCTCGAGGCACAGGCACAGGAGGTGGATGTGCATATGGCGAGCCGCAACAACTTGAGCGCCTTGCTAATTACCTCCTCGTGCTCCAAGCTCCTGGATGAACGCGAAGAGATAGAATCGTCGCGCGTCCTTCTCCGTCAGCAGTACGCGCATGACACCGAATACGCCTATGGTCTGTACAAACTGGCACACACGCAAACGCAGAACAACTATTTGGGCATTGGACTGCTGTATTCAACCTACTTCAATTGTTTAAAATAAATAAACGTATAAATTGGTTGATTCTACGCGATTCAACGCGATTTGCGCGCCACCGGCTTTGTGCGTTTGCTGCTACGACGCGCCCGCCCACCCCCGCCCGGTTGGCACAGCTTGCGCGTCTTGCTGTACGCCACCGCCACCGCTTGCGCGGGCGACTGCCACCGATTGTTCTGCTTGTACTCTCTCATCATGGCGGAAATGTTGCGGTGCAACAAACGTTTACACCTGGGGGTGTTGGGCAGTGCAGTGCGTCGTTTCGACGGAGTGCGACGTTTCGACGGCGTGCGACGGGAACGCGATGTCATTTTATATCACTGCATGGATTTTAAAGCGGCGCATAACTGGATGTGATGATTCGATCCGACAATAAAAAAAAGGTCCATTATGTAAATATATAGTAAAACACAACGAACAATGAGCGGCAGCCCCACTAAACAAATTCGATTCTACGGCGATGCTAAAACCGACACTACTGGTTCCGCGCGCATCGTACACCTCACAGATGCGTGGTTCGATTTGGTGGTCCGGTTCCACGACCCGCCGTCCATTCGCGACAGGTTTTGCGACGACGGCAATTTGCTGGGCACCGTGTCGCAGACCATCCGGCGAGACGACAAGATCCGCGAGTATTTTGAGTATTTTGCTCGCCAACCAGGCATTCGCATTCTAGAGCGAGTCTATAACATTTCGCACGTTGAGGGCGACGTGTGGTTAAACACCGCGTTCGTGACGTGGTGGTGGGATAAGCTCCCACAACCGCTGGTTGCGCGAATGACCTTTTTGTTTAGACGCGGCTGCATCGTCCAGCTCCATTCATCCGCCCTTCCCAAGCAACACCACGTCGACGATAGCCAACCTCGCTCTAGCGCATCCTAAGTTCCTCGCCCGCGACGTTTGTTTCTTTCCGCATCGCAAAACAGTTTTTCAACCACTACTATAAATGAAGACCAGAAAGAGCAAACGCCGCAGCAACCCGCGATTGAAAAAAGCCAGGAGCATTCGAGCAGGCGCCAAAAAGCGCGAAGTGTCCTAAAGTACCAGTATCACAAGTATCATCATCACAAGTACCAGTACCAGAGGATGACGTAGGAGTTAACCTAGCCTCACAAGGCTTTCTTTACCAGTCTATTATGGTATTTAACAGTGATTATGCGACGGAAACATGTGGACGATTGATATTATTAATGAATGATCTTCGCCAGAACCCGGATACAATCAGCAGTTTAAAATCAAACATGCAACAACTTATCGCCGATCTCACACAGTCAGAACTAGACAACTGTCTGGTGGAGATAAATAAGGCGTTCACGCAAGAATTAGACCCACAGGTAACACCACAACAAAAAGAGTTTATTGGTAAACTAACCGAACAACTAAAACTAGAATATCCAATGATAATACGAGCTAAAACGAAAATTGAGGAGCCGGCACTTCGAAACATAACTCTTCCATGCGCTACCTTGTTGATACTGATAGATGACGACCAAGTTCCAACGAACGCACAATCCGCTAGCCCTGTCATTAAGAATATGGCGTTGAGTCTGAAGACAGATCAAATCAATGGGTGTTTTAGAAAAATAATTTTACAAATAGACCAATCAAAACACTCAAAGCTGGAACAATTAAAAAATGTATTATTCCAAATACAAGTCAATGAATTGAACAGTTTGCTTGCAAAGTACATTACTGAGTTGGCTGGAATTTCTCAAACCAACAAAAAAACGTCAAAGGAGCTTAAAGAACTAAACACAAAGATAACAACTCATATGGCACTGATGGACATAAATACTATCAACGCGTGTTATGAAAGTGTCTTTAAAACCAGTCTATCCGACTATGACCCAGAATTTAAAACAAGAGTTGAGACCGATTTGAATAATATACGCAGTCGTAACAAAGAACGGAGGAAAGCCCAACCGGTCATGCATTCTGATAATAACATACAATCATATTAAATCGTCAAATTTAATATTCGTATGTTTAACATAAACACAAAAGTAAAATGACTCGTAAGATTGTCGGCAGAACGAGTCGTTGCCATCACCGCAAAAGTACATGTACAAGTCACCGCAAAAGCGCGGGTAGAAGTCACCGCCAAAGCACGGTTAGAAGTCATCATACATGCCGAAACAAGCGCACAACCCCCAAAAAACGCGCCAGCCGCCGCAAACAAGCTGTATCACGACACAGCCGGCGACCCACCGTTGCCGTGTCCGGCGGCGCACGACCCACACTACGTGAAACAAACAACCAAACACAACAACGTGAAACACCGCACACCAACTCCAATACCTCCATCGTGAAAACCGCCGTCGGGACTGCGCTCGGAACAGCCGCCGGACTGGGACTCGCGGGCGCAGGGGCGTACGCACTACTAAAACACAATAACGGCGAAATATTAAACAAGATTGTACGCGACGCCGTCACAGAAGCGATCAAAACAGCGGCAGACACCCAAGAAAAGGACGGCGAGCAGAAGCTAACCGTACAACAAAATGTGGACAAGATTATCCAACAGGCCATTACTATAGCGATTAATACAGCCGGACAGAAGGGAACCGTAGATGAGAGTTTAAAAAACATTATCAGAAATGCCGCGAAAACTGCCGTAACAACTGCGGTCAAAACAGCGACCGACAAAGAAGGCCAAGTTGAAAGCGAAGGCGTAGGTGAAAGCAAACCCGAAGTACCAGGAGAAACAAGACAACAATTAGAAGAAATGACTACTGAACTAGCAAAAAAAGCCTTTTTTGATAAAATACCTGGTAAATCATTTATTAACTATTGGAGGGGGGTGACATAGATTTGTAAATTAACAATAACTACATTAAGTAAGTCATATTATGTAGACTACATGCGCCGCGACATGGTCTATGCTCATTTCTTTGCGCTTCCGGCTCATAAACTGCTTTTGTTCTTTCGCGTCGTTGAACAGGTGCTTTATGTAAAAGTTTAGGTGCCCCGTCTCCGGTGCCCCCGTCGTTTGAAACGGGTAGCCGCGTTCCGCGTTCAAACAGTTTGTGCGGAAAACCAGTAGTCGAAACACGCGCTGCAAACGCTCGAACACTTCGTTCGGCAACACCGGTGATGCATCAGTGGAGAAAGCAAGCGAGGTAATATCCGCCTCAGGCAAACATGTTAGCGTAACGCATTGCTCCAGACGCAGCAGCCACTCGAAAACAGTGTCGCCGATAGCCTGCAACACCGTGAAACAGTGCTCCTTACAACCGCGTCTCTCCACGTTGTTGCGCCATCGAGTGACGATGAACGTAAAGTACGCACTTGTACTCACCGGCCGCCTAAAAAACAGATGCGATCGCACTTGCGTCAACATGGCTTTACCGGCATCGCGAGCACCGGCATCGCAACCACCACTCCCCTCGGCGCTCGTATGTCCCGCCAGTGCGCGCGCCGTGCCCTCTTCGGACGCGCTGGCCACCCGCAACTCTCCAAAGTCCGCCCAGTTGAATACACAGCTGCTCATCAAAAGTCCAAACCCTAGAAAATGAGAACCATTTGTCTTTTATCACGTCCTACACATTTTCTCACGCTAATAATAAATAAAACATGGAAATCATCACGCCCTTCACGTCCTTAAACCAGCTCCCCCCGTTCGACTGCAACGAACGCTTCAACGTCTTCTACCTCGAAGCCACCCTGGGCCTCTTGAAGCCCATCATCAGCGGCAAAAACCACCTCCTGCAGCCCGACGTCTTCCACACCGCGCTCGGAATACAAGCGCAGCACTCACAGGTCGAGTTTGAATTTGACTTTGATGCCAACAACTTTCTCGGCACGTTTCTACCCATTGAGGACGATCTCAAGCAGGGAAACTTGGCGTGGGATAACGGCGCCGTCGTCAACATTAACTCGTTCATCAACCGCAGCTACTGGGAGCATAGCCACTTTATCGCCAACATCTCCATGGGGGAGCTCGTCCGCTTGAGTCGCTACATCCTCGACTGGTACGTCTCCAACCCTTTCTACATCTTCTTCAAGATCGTCGACGCCGCCACGCCCGACTCCTTTTTTAACACCGCATTTCGCAACTCGATCTGCGACACCTTTGTCAACGACTGCATGCTCTTCCTGCGAAACACCGGCACGCCCATCCAATTTATTACGCCCGTACCGACCTCGGTGGGCGCGCTCGTCACCGGGTCCAACAAGCCCGTGCTGCTCGACCCCTCCAACCCGCACGACAAGGCGCGCATCATACGCTTCTACAAATTGCTCTACGGTATCATGAACGCGCTCACGCCCGCACTAAAAGTGGAGGCCTCCACCACCCGTACGTCCACACGCCACCGGATGCCCGGCGGTCCGGTTTTTGAATCGCCCGAAATCATTCGACGCGCAATCGCTAATGCGCTCGCCGCCGTGCACAGCAACGAGGGCCACGTTGTGCTCTACACTTATATTCCAGGTACGGTGAATCTTGGATACTTTTTACTGAAATTGCAAGACCCGTATATCTACGCTGACTACATTACCTATACGCCGTTAGCACGCACGCTCGTTGCGTTTGACACCGACAGCAACATTGTGCCAGAACCGTATTAAACAAATAATTGGTAAGTTTATTCAGCATCACGTTAGCTTGGCTAAACGGTCGTTTAGCGACTTTTCACGTCGGGCTTGCTCTTGCTGTTTGCGAAGTTTTAGCAGTTGTTGTTGTTTGCGAACTTGTTGCTTGCGACCGTCTTGTTGTTTTTTAAGGAGTTCTTGTTGTCTCCGACGCGCAGCTTTTTGGGACTTTTTGTACTCCTCTTTGTTGGCACGCGCGTCATTTTGTACCTTCAACAACTGGTCTTTTTTGCGGACCGCATCATTTACGCGTCTTGTCCGATCTCTGTTGCGTTTTTTACTCTTTGAACCGCTGCCGCCCATTTTTATACTTAATAGACATTATAATATCAAATCATTTATTGTAAACAAGTTACGTCGAATCCATCGACAAATCATTAAGAGAGACGTCTCTCGCCGACACATCGTTTAGCGATAGAAGTGTTGTAATCATCAGTGCAACACCCATGTATTCCGTCTGAGTATGCACGCGAGCCAGTGTGTAGATATGATGTGCATGCTCCACATGGGCCACGTAGCAATCATGAACGAAGAGACGGTACCGTTCAATTTCCGCGCGTTCGTCCATTAGCTCGGACCGCGTGGACGAGCGCATCATCCTGTTGAGTGACGAGTTAATAGCGAAAATTTCTTGCTGGGAACGCAAGTCTTCTTTCTGATACAGTTCCCACTGTGTTTTGGTGAACACCCGCCATGCAAGCTCTATTTTATTAACCGCATCAGCGAATCGCGACGGCAGAAGACTCAAGTGGGTGGACCACGCAACACGTTGCTCGTAGGTCGAAATAGGACTAACGGAGGTGCAGATGTCCCGGCTACCGCACGTGTCCGTCGGTGTACTGCTCGCACACTTAGCTAAAGGGTATCCGGTGGTGTTCATTAGAAAATAAAATAATGATCTTTTAGTTTTGAACATAATTTTTTTGGTTATTTATTGCTAATAATTTCAAAGTCTATAACCATTTTTTGCATTGCCGATCATGCTCTTTTCGGATATACCATCGGATGTAGCATCCAAAATCCTCTCCTTCTGTAGCTGCGGAGACCTGCTCACGCTGCGGCGTACGTCACGGTCCATGTTTCCCGTGAATTTGGACCGCGAGTTCCGCCTTCGAGTGCCAATTGACATCCTTAAACTTACTGCGTGCATCCAAGATGTTCATATGTACGTTAGACTACTGCACCACACCATGGAACATAGTCGGCCACTCATATGCAAAACGGCTGGAAGCAAGCTGTTTCGACTGCGCGCCCAAGACTTGGAGGGGTTGGATCGAACATTCAAACGAAATGCTCGCTACTGGGGCGCAGACGATATGGAGTTGTTTTCCAGAGTGGACCTATTCGTTGCCGCACTCAAACGACACGGCTCCGTCGCACAACTTCGAGCGTATGATGCTACCATAAAGCAGAGGACATTTGCTCAACGTGCCAAGAAAAAAGAGGTCTTAGAACAAGCAATGATCAAGCGAAAAGCGTTGGTGGAACAATTTATTGTACAGCGAGAACCATTTTTAACACAAATCGATGAAGCGTACAAGCAATACCTCGACAAAACCTGTGAAGACGACCCATATAAACACGATAATTACATTGAGTTTCGCGAAAACAATATCGCCGAGTATCGATCCGCTTTTTGCAAGAATGATCGCGACGAGTACGAATGCTATGTGCGAGATGTTGATGAGCGAAACAAAAGAGCCTTACGAAAGTATTATGCCAAAAAGCACGAAGCACAGGTAAACAAGCCAAACTTGATAGCCTTGCAAGACTGGCAACCAAAATCGCGCTGTTCCGATACCAATACCCGGGGAAAAAAAAGGAAAGCAACAACAAGTGATACTTATTGCATTTCGTGTTTGAAAAACCTGGCGGCCATGCAGTGTACGAATACATGTTGCGGTCTATGTTGCGGTACACATGAAAGTGCATGCATCAGACACAAAAACCAGTCGTCTTCAATAAACAAATAAATCATACAAAAAATGTTATTTAATATACATCAATACAGCTAGTAGTCATCACTAGATCGCGCTCAAGCTTAACTGTGCGATGCCTAACTAGTCTCATCGCCTTGCGATTGCGCTCAAGCTTCATCACTAGATCGCGCTGACGCTTCAACAGTAGTATTACTACCACTAACCACATGCTCGTCATCATTCACATAATCCATATCTTCGCTATCATTATTCGTATCTTCGCTATCATCATCGCAATCGCAATCGTCATCATCATCGCTATCGTCATCGCTATCGTCATCGCTATCGTCATCGCTATCTGTGTAATAATGGCTGTGCATCCAATCAGTCCAGTCTTCGCGACACAGCGGACATTTTATCTCTTCTTGTTTAGACATTTCTCGCGCGCATATAACGCAGATGTAATGCGTACAATCTGTCTTAAAATCGCTGTTATCTATGCCATCCCGACACAAAAATGTATCATCTGGTTGTTTCCCATATCTCGTAAAACAAATCGGACATTCCTTTTGATCGTGGATGAATTGTGGTATGGATGTAAACATCTGCGACGCAGCGGCACTTGATTCCATATTCGATTATGTTTTTTTTATGGTTCGTGTATGTACCATGGTCATTTTTACAAATTGTTGTATTGGTTATTTTAGGAAAAAATGTAAAAAACAAAAAAGATTCAAACATTAAATCATTATCCTTTAACATTACAACATGCAGTGCGCTGTTTGTCAGACTGCTGTCGGTTTAACATCTGCACTACACAAGGAACATGCAGTTATACATGGATATCCGCGGTGTGGAGTGTGTCCCCGTGTGTTTGAAAAAAGGTTCATTTTGCATTTTGTGATCGTTGCATCACAAACCGGTATTGGACAAATTACAAAGACGTCTCTCGATCGTTAAGCTATAGGATTGTTTGAAAAATATTTTATGTAGTTACGATAGCAATTTTTATATCATTATAAATTCAAACAAATGACTAAAACATGTGTAGGATGCAAAAAACGACCGACGTATGGCGTTCGAGGTTCTAAGGCGTCACACTGTGTTACGCACAAACTTGGAAGCATGGTAAATGTTCGTAGCAAAACTTGTATTGAGTGTGAGAGACTACCGAGTTTCGGCGTTCCGGGCTCAAAAACGCCGTTGTATTGCACCACGCATAAACTCGAAAACATGGTCAATGTGAAAGACAAAACGTGTATTGAATGTAAGAAACAACCAAGTTTCGGCGTTCCGGGTTCAAAAACGGCGTTGTATTGCGCCACGCACAAACTCGAAAACATGGTCGATGTTGTTAACAAAACTTGTATTGAGTGTGAGAGACTACCGAGTTTCGGCGTTCCGGGTTCAAAAACGGCGTCGTATTGCGCCACGCACAAACTCGAAAACATGGTCAATTTAAAAAGAAAATGTAAGGACTGCGGGAAACAATCATTTTTCGGCGTTCCGGCCTCAAAAACGGCGTTGTATTGCGCCACGCACAAACTCGAAAACATGATAAATGTTCTTAGCAAAACTTGTATTGAGTGCGGGAAAATACCGAGTTTCGGCGTTCCTGGCTCTAAAACGGCGACGTATTGCGCCACGCACAAACTCGAAAACATGATAAATGTTCTTAGCAAAACTTGTATTGAGTGCGGGAAAATACCGAGTTTCGGCGTTCCTGGCTCTAAAACGGCGTTGTATTGCGCCACGCACAAACTCGAGAAAATGGTTAACGTTCGTGACAAAACATGTATTTTTGAGAAGTGTGAGAAACAACCGAATTTCGGCGTTAAGGGCTCAAACACGGCGTTGTATTGCGCCACGCACAAACTCGAAAACACGGTAAATGTTAAAAGCACAACATGTGTCTCCGAGTGGTGCTCAACGATACCCGGCAAGCGTTATAGAGGCTACTGTGTGCGCTGTTTTGTGTATCTTTTCCCAGATGAACGTGTATCTCGCGATTACAAAACCAGAGAGCGCACAGTCGTTGATTTTTTAATGGGGGCGTTCCAAAGCGTCACATGGATATATAACAAGCGCGTTTCCAACGGGTGCTCTAAGTATCAACCGGACCTTTTGTGTGATCTGGGTGACCAAGTGCTCATGGTTGAAATTGACGAGAACCAACACGCGACTTACGACTGTTCATGCGAAAACAAGCGGTTAATGGAGTTGAGCCGCGACATAGGTCACCGGCCTCTCGTGGTAATTCGTTTTAATCCAGACAAGTACGTAGATGCGCACGGTGTGAAACACACATCGTGTTTCGGCGTTGACGGTCGAGGCATGGTGTGCGTGGCTAAGCGCAAACGAGACGAGTGGGACGATCGGCTGGCGTGTTTGCGCTCAACAATTTCATATTGGATGACGTATCGTACGGATAAAACGGTGGAGGTAGTTAGTTTATTTTTTACACAAAGTTGAGCTGACATTTGCAAGTGGTACATATTGCGCACAATCGTTAATAAATAAAATATGTCGTGCTACATTTTTGTTCAACAAAAGGTTATAGTGAAAAACACAACTCTTCCTAGCACGAGTCGTTGACCACAACACGTTCCCGACGTGCACCACTTGTTGTCTTTGTCTCAATGGACGGCGTGAGTTGGAACTAAGTCGAGACGTGGGTAATAAACCACTGGTAATAATCCGATTTAACCCCGACGGCTACACGCTGGATGGCACCGACATCAAGTCGTGTTTTGGAACAAACGAGCACGGCATCATGCAGATTGCTACAGGTCAAGCAAACCAGTGGAAAGAACGCCTCACGTGTCTGAGCTACGCGGTGTCGCACTGGATGACAATGATACCTTCACAGGCGATTAAAGTTGTTCGTTTATTTTTTGATGACTAGATATGTGGTATTACAATAAAAACTATGTTTTGCAAACAAAATGTTGTTGACACTATTGAACTACAACATGAAATTATTAGATTACATTTTTGTTCGACACGAGTCACAATAAAAACGTTGACCACAACAAGAAATATATCCGGGTGGATTATTTTCACCGAAATAGTCATACTGAAACACAACTCTGCATAGAACAAGAGGGTACGCCATGGGACCGTCGTTGACCACAACACGAAATTATTAGATTACATTTTTGCTCGACACTCAGTCACAGTAAAAACGTTGACCACAACAAGAAATATATCCGGGAGGATTATTTTCACCAAAATAGTCATACTGAAACACAACTCTGCATAGAACAAGAGGGTACGCCATGGGACCGTCGTTGACCACAACACGAAATTATTCGATTACATTTTTGCTCGACACTCAGTCACAGTAAAAACGTTGACCACAACAAGAAATATATCCGGGTGGATTATTTTCACCGAAATAGTCATACTGAAACACAACTCTGCATAGAACAAGAGGGTACGCCATGGGACCGTCGTTGACCACAACACGAA